ATCTAACTTAAACCAATCGTACACTTCACCAATCATATTTAGCATTACGTGACTAAAGAATGGTTAACATTTACTAATTTTAGAGTATGGATGGAAAAACAAGACTGGCAAGGAAAGGATCTAGATAAGGACATCCTATTCCATGGCAATAAAGTATATAGCGCAATGGCGTGTGTGTTCGTATCATCAGAAATAAATAAACTATTAAACAGTAATGACTCAGCAAGAGGTGAATACAAGTTAGGTGTTTACTTTAAAAAAGAAAATAACAAGTTCCTTGCTAGGTGTAGCGATGGCGCAGGGAAAAGGATTCATCTTGACTATTATAAAAACGAAGATGAAGCGCACGAAGCTTATAAGAAATACAAATACAAACTCATATCAGATATAGCATCACAGCAAACTGAGCCACTAAAGAGCGCAATGTTGAACCATGTTATACTAGAATACTAAAACGAAAACTAATGCGGCCTGTGGCCGCAAACTATCCCTTGGAGGGAATTATGACTGAAGAAGAAATTAAAGCATTACAAGACAAAGTTGCAGAGTTAACCGATGCTAACGAACGAATCACAAAAAACCGTGATGATATCATTGGCGAGAAGCGCGACATTCAATCTCGTATTGGTGAGAAAGATGACGCATTGAAATTACTGGCTGAAGAAAAGTTAAAGCTTGCTGGTGATATGGATGGCTTAAAAGCTATGTACGCTAAAGACAATGTAGAGGCGTTAGCTAAGCTGCAAGATGCTTTAGATGGTGAGCGAAAGTCAAACAGAACAATTGAGTACGACAAGGAATTTAACTCTAATGTTGACATGTTTCACGCTGACCATAAAGTGGCTGGAAAGGCTATGTTGTCAAACGCACTACAAATTAGTTATAATGACCAAGGTGAAAAAACAACTTCTTATATGCATGACGGTGCAGAGGTTGCGAACAACGCTAAAGATTTTCAAAGCTGGGCTTCGGAAAGCGGCGTGTACAAACAATATTTAAACGGTGTTGACTCGCATGGTGCGGGCACAACTAGATCTACTACCAGTGGTGGTAAACCGATGACTTTAACAGAACAGGCTATTGCAGCCAACAAAGCTTCATAGCTAAACTAAACTTTTTAAGGATTTACCATGGCTAACGTACAGATTTCAGATATTTATAACCCACTAGTATTTATGGGTGCGGAACAAGAAGCACAATTAGAGCTTAACGCATTTTTAGCGTCAGGCGTAATGACTGTTGATCCACGATTAACAGCAATGGCCTCAGTTGGTGGTAACATCGGCGAGCTACCATTCTTTAAACCATTAGGTACTGATGAGCCTAACTACTCTGATGATGTAACCGGCAACAGTTCAACGCCTAAAAACATTACATCAGCAACTATGAGTTATCGCCTTGCTAGCCAAAACCAATCATGGTCAACAATGGATTTAGCTGTTGATTTAGCTTTACAAGATCCAGTGCAAGCAATTACTAGCCGTATCGGTCAGTATTGGGCGACTGCTTTAGAGCGCCGCTTGATTCAATCAACTATGGGTCTATTGGCTGATAACGTAGCGAATGACGCAAGCGACATGGTTGTTAATATTGCAACTGATGCAGCGCTACCTATTTTAGCGCCTGAGTTAGTTTCTAACGATGCTATCCTTGATGCACAGCAAACAGCTGGTGATCATCAAGCTGGCTTTAGTGCTATCGCTATGCACTCAGTAGTCTATAACCGTTTGCGTAAGCAGCAGTTAATCGACTTCATCCGTGATGCTGATAACAACACGTTATTCCAAATGTACGGTAACTTGCGTGTAATTGTTGATGACTCGTTGAGCGCTGTAGCTGGTGCAAACCGTGTGACTTACACAACTGTTATCTTTGGTACTGGTGCTATCACTTCTGGCATGGGTCGCACAACTACCCCAAGCGAGTTAGATCGAAGCGCTGAGAAAGGTAATGGCGGCGGTCAGTCTGACTTATATTCTCGCCGTGCTGACATTGTTCATCCGTTAGGCTTCGAGTTTACATCTGCATCAGTAGCGGGTCAGTCTGCTACACTTGCAGAGCTTGCAACTGCTGCTAACTGGAATCGTGTTTGGGACCGTAAAAACGTCCCACTTTGCTTCCTTCAGACGAATGGGTAGTGTTCGATAGTTGCAAATAGATAACCAATAACGTAAAATACCCCTGAGATAATTTCAAAGGGGTATTTTTATGACTAAAGCAATAAGTGTTGGTGATGTTTTTGGAGAACTGACTACGGTTAGGCTTGATTCTGCTAGCGTGTCTCGTAGTGGGAAAGCTTCATGGGTGTGTGTATGTACGTGCGGCAATAACCATGTCACTGATGCTCCAAGATTAATTAAAGGCGTGTCTAAAATGTGTAGGCCATGCTCTGATGTAATATCAGGACTTACCAGGAGGAATAAGTTTAGCAGTAGGACGCACAAGAAAGAATACAACTCATGGTCCATGATGAAAAACAGGTGTAATAATGAAGAGTATTACTTGTTTCATAGGTACGGAGGAAGGGGTATTAAGGTTTGTGATGATTGGGCTAGCTCATTCGAAGTGTTCGTTAAAGATATGGGTTGCGCTCCATCTAAAGAGCATTCTATTGATAGGATTGATAATAATAAAGGTTATGACAAAAGTAATTGCAGATGGGCTACTGGTTTTGTGCAACAAAACAACAAGTCTAGTAATGTAATGCTTGAATTAAACGGAAGGTCGCAAACAATAGCGCAATGGTGTAGAGAGTTAGATTTGAGTTATGAAATGGTAAGGGCTAGACTAGCAAGGGGATACAACCATAAAGAAGCATTAGTTGTTGGCGAACTACCTAAAAAGTTCTTTTATAGAACGCCAGAAGGTGAATTCAACACTATAAAGCTTGCATCTAATCACCACGGAATAAAATCAAATACAGCAAGTAATAGATTCGCAAGTGAGCACTACAAAGGCTGGGATAAGGTCAAAGTTTAAAATCAGGTAAGTAAGTGTTAGAATACTAACGTTAACAACATAAACCTATAGGAAATATCATGGCTAAAAAAGAATTAACTAAACTTGAACACAACAATAAAGTTTGGGCTGAAGTTAAAGAGCTTGAAGATAAAATCAAAGAGATTAAATCAACTCTTCATCCTGCTGAATTACCGAAGCAAGCAAGCTTAAATGATTGCAATAGATTAGCGCGTAAAGTAAGTGTTAAGCCGGTAAAGGTTGACCCTAAAAAGGTATCGGCTGAAAAAGGCATGTAGTTTTAAAGTGTTATTATCAAGCCTCGCTAGACGGGGTTTTTTATTGCCTAAAATAAAGCTATAATACATAAGTTGGTTGAGGGACAGCAGGCTCGCGAGCCACCCAAACTACCTCCCTCACAAAAACATCCCTCTGTTTTATGACTCCCTCAAAATGGTATTAAGGTGTAGTCATGTCTACAAATCGTTCCCAAACAAATAGAGAAGAAATTCTCAATCATTTACTTATCAGCATAGTGCTAACTGTTGGCGGAAGCATAACCAGCAACGATAAAAATTCACTTTTGCAAAGCTGGCTTGCAGCGATAGGGGGTTAACATGCCTAGTGTAAATGAATTACTAGAAGATATATTAACCGCAACAACAAGTGGAGGCTCTAGCACTGGCCAAGGCTTTATAGATTACAACGACACATCAACAACTACTACGCCATTAGTTTTATCTGCTGACGTATGGACGACAATACCAAATGACGGGCTAGGTGCATTTTCAAATGATACATATAAACCTGCTGGCGTTACCGAGTTAATGAATGTTGCTAACGGAGCTATCGACCCAACCGAATTACCCCTTGGTGACACCATGTTAATTCGAAATGATTTTGTTATTACGCCAGGAACTAACAACACTCTATTAGAATTTAGATATGCACTCGGTACTGGTGGCGGCACTTACACGTTAGAGAAAATAATCGGCCGTTTAGATAGCGGCTCTGGTCAGCCTTATAGATTCTCACTGGCTACGGATTTAATTTACTTAGGTGATTTAAACACTAGAGACAATCCAATTATTTTACAGGCGAAGTTATCAGCTAACGGTACTTTGATTAATGCAGGTTCCGCAATACAGGTATTAAAACGATGAGTGTAATTATATTTAGAGATGAGCAAGCCAACGCTATATTTGTTGAAGATGCCAACGGTGTACAATTCCTTAACGCATTACAGGCGATATTAATTAATCCATCAGATACGTTTTTAAGCATCAAAGATTTGGCGCGTGGTATCGATATATTTACCGCAATACCTTTTGCTGAATTTGT